CTGTGGGCCCGGAGGATGCCAGCGTCCCGCTGGATCTGCACCCCGCCCAAGCCGGGAAGCTCCTCCACCGCCCAGATGGTCCCGGAGCCCAGGACCAGCACCCCCTGGGCCAGCGACTCCACCACATAGTCCCGGTATGCTGTCAGATCCGCTTCCCCCCGGTCTCCCCGGGGCAGCTGGATCACCAGCACCTGCTGCGTCAGGTCACGCGGACAAATCTCTGCTTGAGCCATGATGACGCTCCTCCCTCCTTCATCTCTGCCGGGGCATCCCCGGTCTCCGTCTCTATGCGGGCCTCCAGGTCCCGCAGTAGGGCCGCCAGCTGGTCCCAGCTCACGCCGTGCAGCCCCCAGCTGCCGTCAGCGTCCTGATAGGTCAATCGCGCCATGTTCCAACTCCTCTCTCAGCGCCTCGGCGCTGTCAAAATATTGTGTACTGTACATCCCAGGCCGCCACCGCTCCAGCCGGATCAGGTAGGGCACGGACCAGGCCCGGGAGGCGGGGCAGGTGCTCACCCGCACCCGCAGCGCCCCCAGCGTCCGCTCAATCTCCATCTCACCGCAGCGGCGGTGGGCCCGGGCGATGGTCTCCAGATCCTTGTCCGTCAGAAGATTATCCATCGGCGTCCATTTGCGCCCCGCAGCCATGGCACCGCGGGTGCGTATCGGGGACGTCGTCCCCGCGCACCTCCTCACCGCACTCAGAGCACTCCCACAAATCATACACAGGCGCACTCATACTCCAGGCCAATCCACTTCCCATGCCGCACCGGGGCCACATATCCGCCCAGCCGGTTTAAGGCTCTCTCACAGGTAGGACACAAATCTTGCGGTGTGGCCGTCCCAAACCACTCCCCACACGCTTTACACTCAGCCATCCTGATCCTCCTCTCAAGCTCGGCGGTTCCATGCCTTCGTAATGCTCTCTTTCGCCCATGACTTTTTCAACGCCCAAAACTTCATGTTGGCTCCACATTTACATTTGATTTCTGCGCGCCATCCATCGTCTCCAGATGGGATACCATTGGCTCTCGTGTATACAATACCGATGTTCTGACTACCGCAGAATGGACACGGTTTAAGTCCATCTACTGTAGATCGCTCCCCGTACGAACAGAAGTCATCCGGCTCACACTCATCCACAAAATGTCGATAACACCCATGTGTGCCATCGTCTCTATCGATGATAAACTTGCAATCCCGGCAGAGGACCACCGGAACGGTTTCAGCGGTTTTAGCAGAATCTACCAAACAAGAAACCTCATTGAACAACTCGGCGGAATCTGCGTAAAAAGCAATCAGTTCCGATTTTAGTGCATCAGCATCAATCAGCCGCATATCTGTCACCCTCCTTCGCTGGCTGCTGGAGCCACCACGCAATGTCGCTCCCATGCGGGCATTCCCCATCAGCGAAATCGCACTCACGGAGCCGCATTTTTTGCCCGTTTTCCATGGTGTATTCTTGGGCCGGGCACCCCTTGCAAAACGTCTCCTGAAACAGATCACCCCACGGGGGTTCTCTGTTATAGGCAAGCTTTTTGATAAAGCAGGCCAGCTCCTCATCGCTCATGGCCCGGATGCGGTCAGCGTTGGTCATTGGCGGCTTATATGCTCCACACTTTATGACGATTTCTCTCGGGTTCCTCTCATGGCGGCAATCTGCTCGGCAGCTATCGCACAAATTAAGTCCCACCGTTCTATCCCTCCCTCAGCGCCGCTTCCGCTTCCGCTAAATTCGCCATCTCTGCCAACTGTTTTGAGTAATCTGGTTTTTGCAACACATACCCAGCAGCGAACATTTCCAAAAGTTTCTCCGCTGTAAAGCCTGTTGCAGCATAGAGCTTTGTGTATAGTTCCTCAAACTCTCGTGCTTGGTTCACACACTTGTTTAGCGTGTCTCCAATCTTGCACGGAAGCACCACGCACCGCCCCTTACGGTCGGCCTCCGCCAGCTCCCGGAGGCGAGAAACATCAATTCCGTAGCGTCGCGCAGTAACTTTCAAGTAGCCAGCTTCGACATCCTGCTTGTTTTTTTCGATCTCCTCCGGCTCCAGGCCAGTGTCCTCATAGGCTCCAAGCCGGTCCAAAATCTCCCCCCACTTTTCGCAGTTGCAATCGCAAATGTCATTGCAATGCTCGCTACACCAGGCGTAATACCTACGAGATTTTATG